TTTGACCTTCACCAGTCGCATAGTATTCTGCTTCCATAAACATCCAACTCTCATCTTCTGGCATCTCACCATATGCTCTGCTGTATTCTGCCATACAAGCAATAGCAACTGACTGGAAGTTTTTCTTTTTCATTACTTCCAACTTTGCAATCATTTCTTTGCGATCAGCATCAGAAATTTCTTGTTTTTCAATTTTAACTTGATTTAGTTTTCCATTACGATCATAGTCATAGTAATGAGGAGAATGAGTTATATTTTCTTGATACTTTTCGCTATCGATCAACTTTCCTATAGATTCTGTCATTAGTCAGATGCTCTCCATGATTTGATTTGGGGTTGGTCTTCTTTATAGTCTTCTACGATATCGAGAATACGATATGCTGCTTCTTTTGCTGCTGGATGCCAATAATCTGGAGCAGTATCTCCAAGATAATCTTCCATCACCTCTACCATAGAATCAATCAAATTGTCAAAAGAATTCATTTAAATACTCCTAGATGCCTCTTTAATGCCTGTTTACGAGCTTTCGCCTGACGTAGTGCCTGTGGTTTTAGAGTGCGCTTAGCGCCCTTCTTAGAGTGGTGCTGCCAGTTTGGCGTAGTCATTGGTCGTTTGCTTGTCTTCTAATTATATAGGAAAACGAATGGGTTGTCAATCTTTGCCTTGAAATTTAAGAAAGTCTTTGGAATTCGTTAAATCTATACACTATAGCATACGCATCTTCTATTTCTCCATTCTCGTCAAGTAGTATTTCAAAATCAACTTTGCTCTTTGGATTAGTTAACGTGTTTATGTATTCTATATCTTCTTGTGTTATTAATTCGTTTTCTAATAATACTTTGCTGTAAGCATCAAACATTTCTTGATTATTGTAACTAACCATTGAAGAAGGTAATCTATCAGTATTTTCTCCTTTATTGATAACTATTTTAAAATATTGCAGCACTATGTTAACTTTTACTCTAGAAGAATTTGGATATATTCCAATAGTGCCTCTAAAATACTCAGGATAATTTTTACCTAATAAGTTTAGTTTTGTCAGAATTTTATTATCAGTATACTCAGCTAAATCATATGTAGCATCAAGTATCATAATATTTTTAAAATTAGCATTTTCATCATATTCAATAGATTCAACGTATGTGGCAAGCTCATCAGTAACACTTGTCATTTTTTTAATAGCATCCACACAACCGAATAATTCAGGGCATTCTATGTTTTCAGCAAAATGAGCAAAGGCAGGAGCATATCGAGAAATAATATCATACTGAAATAAATTGTTAATTTCAAACGAAAGTATATTTTCTTCATTATGTTCTATTTTAAGATACTTTTCGTCATCAGGCAAAACATCAATTGAATAAACAAATTTGTAACGACAAAATGCTTCTAATTTTCTTTTGATCTCTGGCAACAGTAATGGTTTATATTGACTATCACACAATGACGTATACTGCCATGGCATATACGAATAGGTAGAAACATATTCGTTATGCTTCAAACTGTGTTTATCTGCTACAGTAAATTCTGCTGAAAACATTTTACTCATTTGATAATATGGTTTGACCCAACTCGTTTACAATACTATAAAATACATAAAGCTCTGGATCGCAATCTGCTTGACTTTTAGGGAAAGTCTCATCAAAAAACAACATAGCTTCTTCAATATCCTCTAATATTAAAAATATAAACTCACTCATTCTCATTGATTCAAACATATCAAGAGGTAACAAATCACGGTATATATCCATAGATTCGTTGATTTTTTCAATATTTTGACTATGATTCCACCCATATGATCTAATAAAAACCACTGGTTTTTTGAGAGCAAGTGCGGCTTGCTCTACAAAGTTATCAAATTGAAAGATTTCGTAGTTTGTCTGCATTGTTTTATTCCGAAATTAGTTTCCAAGCAAGTGTTATTCGTAACCCATTAAACTCTCTGTTAGTAGCATCAGCACAGTGATATATTTCTCCAGGAAAATATACTACTCTATTTTTAGCAGGATAAACATGAGAATAAGTATCATTCACTTTAAATATTGTTGATCCTCCCCATTCATCATTCCAATCGTTTAGATAAAGCAAAAGAGTTTTACCTTCTGGAGTATACCAATCTTGATGAAATTTGCCTTTAGTGCCAAATGTATGACCGTTGGCATACACCGTATATAGTGAGAATTTTTTATTTAATTTTTGTTGTATAATATTTAGAAGATATTCAGTGAAGAAAGTGTGCTTTTCTAAATACATTCCCCAAAAAGGTGTAGATCCTTTATATTCTGGTTGATCTGGACTATATGTGCCGTGACCGTAAAACCATCTATCTCTACTTACATATTCAATTATTTGATTTAAATCAGTGTCACTAAAGAAATCATCATATACCAAAATGTCATTCACCATATTCCCTCATTAAGTTAATTCTAAATTGCTCTAAGTTTTCTAGTAGATGATATCCATTTGTTATAATATCGTCACTAATCGTTAAATTATTTAACAAGCTACCATATTCAATAATATGATTACGAATAAAAGTATTTTTAATTATACTTTCAATCCAGCAAACAACTACCTTCCTATCACCAGAAATAACTGGATTTACTTTATGCCACAATCCAGTATTATAAAGTATTGCGGTCCCTCTTTTTTTCTTTATTGATACCTCTTCAGATCCAACCTTTATAACTAACTCACCGCCTTCATATTCTTCTGGGTCATTTAAAAAACAAGTCATACTCATATGAGCGTTAATCCCACCAATTGGATTTGTATCAATGTGATAACCATAGAATGACTTAGGTTTATACCATAAAGAATATATCTGAGATACTTTTTTAGCTGTAAATATGTTATACATATCTACATTATTATGTAATATCTCAGTGAAATAATGTGATACTATATTATGATGATGCCCTGTCATCATTAAATTGTTTTTTATTTTGCTGGGGTTGCTAATGCTACCATCAACAAAGTTTTTTTCTTTATAACAATTAGAAATATAATCTATTTGCTCATCATTCAATAATTTAATTTCGTAAATCACTAATCTTCTTCTACGTATTCATCAAATTTAATATTGCTCATATTATCTACTTCAAGTAATTTCATTATATTTACAACTTCAGACCTAATTTTTCTATAAGATTCTTTATACTGTCCTCTCATACTAGTCCAATTCAATAATCTAGAAGCAACAAAGTCAGAAGACGATTCAATATCTGTATTAACCCACTGATCTTCAGTAGAAAGATATTCTACTTCACCTTCTGGATATTTTTTCCTGTAGTAAGCAGGATCAATCGGATATTTCATTTCATATAGATCTTTCAAAAATTCTAATGAGCTTTCATATTCACTTGGTTTTTTAATAATTTCTTTGCGTAACAAGTCTCTCCATTTTATCCACATATCTTTTTCACCAGGATAGGAATCAACAATATCGGGCAAAATCCTCCAATCTGATGCAGATAACATAATATTTTTTTCAGAAATCTTTTTTAAATATTTTTGATCAAAATATATAAATTCTTTATCAATTTTTTGAATTGATTCAAAAACTCTATGATCTTTAATTTCTGCAATAATTACAAATAATATATCAATTTGTTTTTTTAATTCTGCTATTTGCTCTTTAGTTGCCCCAGAAAATGAATATGTGGACCAAAAATTTGTGTTTGTAGAGAAATCAAATTTGAGTTTTCTTCTTTGACAAAGACATTCTCCATTGTCGTAAAAAACTATATGCTCTAAATTATCTTTTTCTGTATGCCAAAATGAATCAACAACTTTTTCAAAAAATCTTTTCTTTAATTCTATGTTAATATTTGATGTTTTACCTCTATCACCACTAAGGTATACGTTATTAATAAAATCTACTTCTAACAGTTGTTTTCTTGTTGTCATATTTATCCACCAGATCCTGTTTTAATGTACCATCCTGTCAGAATATATTTATCTGTAGTGAAAACAGTATTTCCTTTATGTACGTGAGTCATTCCAGCTGGCCATATTACAACAGTTCCTTCTGTTGGATTAATTCGTCTTTTTTGATACATAAACTCAGTTTCTCCTTCACCTTCTGGCACATTATTTAAATATACCATCCACGCCAATTCTCGCATTGAATGCGAAGCTGATCCATTTTCATAGTGCCACAAATGATATCCCCCACCTGGAGAAGTTTTTTGCATTTTTAAATCAGTTGATATTAACCCAATCGTTTTTAATTGCGAATATTCTTCAACATAATGTAAAATACAAGATTTTAAAAATTGATTTACTTGATATGATAGTCCTTCATTAGAATAATTTAACATCATAGAAATATCTTTTCTATTCATTCCTGAAACATATTGCTCTTCTCCTTTCACAAATTCAACTTCTTCTGTGCCATTACTACCGTTTTCTAATGTGCTATTGAAATAATTGATTAAATTTTTACAAAGTGGTTTAGTAACAAATCCATCCCATTTTCCTATAAAATCATTAAATTCATATTTTGTAACCTTTTTATCCCACATCAATTCCATGGGTCGGTATTCTTGTATCGACATAATGTTATTATATAACTTATACTATATAGCGACCAATTAATATGCCTTAATCATATATCTAACTTTATGAAATTGTGTTATTACTGGCACAATAGATTGTGGCGCTATCGTGTATGATGGTTTTGGAATTTTATTAGTTGTATTTAATTTAAAAGTGCCTTCATTAAAACTCATTTGCACATCACTTTGATTAAATGTAATTTGTAATGTTTCTGAAGCAGCAGTGGCAATTGGGGAGGCTGGTAGTCCAATTCTTAAGGCACCTGGTCCTCCAGATATAGCACCATCATAAGAAAAACTATTAACTGCGGATGTAATTTGGATCGGACTTAAATAATGACTATGAGTTGCTGTTGAATTGCCACCAACAGTTTCAAAATTTGAAACGTTAAAACTAGATTCTACGGTATCAATCACGCCCGCAGCCTTTGTACCTATATTACTGTTGGAATAGCCTGTATCACGAAGAAGTGGACCAGCGGGTAGTTGATCAGCAGGAGAGGGCCAATAATTTGCATAATAGTACATTTTGTCGCCAACCGAATTAAGATCATCTATTATTTTTTGTATACTGTTAAAATTTCCTGTTTGCTTTTCCAAATTGAGATCAGGATTGGATCCAACTCCCCAACCCCGATTAGATAACCAGGTTTTAAATAATGCTCGCATATTTGTTACGTTTGTAATTAAACTAGATGCTATTTTATCACTTTCAGCGTTAAATCCCGATGGGGTATTATACTGATATAGGGGAACTACGGTCCCGTCGGGTAATGCTGTTTCTCCTGCTTGAAAGGCGAAGAATTCCACAGTCTCACCCCATTTTAGATATGGTTCGTCTCCATCAGATTCTGTGACAGCAGCAATATAATAATGATCATGCTCTGGAGGTCTAACTGCCACTGCCGAAATTGGACCAACAGTAGCACTAATAGCACCACTCGTAATATTAAATTCAACACCATCATCAGTAACTAAGTCAGCACCAGTAGTTTTAACTGTGCCTAATGTAAAAAAGTCGCTTGTTGCTGGTCCAGTAGCTTGCTCTTCTGGCGGGGATCCAGCCGTACCTACTTTATCAACATACCACCAACCCCCTTCTTGTCCAACAGTATTATAGGTGCCAGATCCACCTACTCCACCAGTAACACCCAAGTAAACAGATGATGAATTATTACCGTCAACAACTCCAGTGCCACACATTCTTCTATTTCTATAGTCAGGTAACTTAAAACCACCTGTAGCAGATCCTAAAGTATAATTTCCAGTTCCACCATAAGTATTTCCTATCGCTAAAAATAATTCCAAATAGTCTGCTACATTAAGTGTTCTTCCATCACAATATATAAATCCAGGAAATCTAGAATTTCTACCCCCTGTTAAATCTGTCCCGTAACTAGATGCCGATTCTTTTAAAACGGGAATAATCGTGCCAATAGAGTAACCATCATATTTTGCTGATGCAATATTACCAGATCGTATTTCGTTTTTCTTACTATACCAAGTAGATTTATATGTTGTTGCTACAGGAATTAATGCATATGTAGTTACATTCCAAGTAAATGTTTGACCTGTTACAGTAACAGTTGTTGATTTAATGGTGTTGATAAGATCAGAAGATCTTAATACTAGTCGGAAAGAAGTATTTGTTCCTGGAGTAAATTGTCTCGGTCCAGCAACAGGCGTATCATAATCAATTGATATTAATGCTCCGTTGGTAGCAGTAATATTGACTGGCACATTAATTCCCCCAATACTAACTGCTCCACTTGTTTGATCTGTAGCTGGCACAACACCAGTAAGATCAGTTGGTTTAATTAGAGGATCTGGTTGACTATCGGCACCTGCGTTAGTAATTACCGTCCACGCAGCAATTGTAACAGTACTAACTTTAATTATAACCTCTACGTTAGTTAAAATAGATGAAGAAGATTGTGCATACAATGTGATACGATCACCATCTTGTACACTTGTGGGAAAAATTCCTATTGACCCGTCATTGATTTTAATCTTAACTAGAGAAGAAGTTGTAGAAACAAGAGTAACTGGAACACTTACACCAGGACCAAGACCAGAAATTCCAGCTGTTGGTGCTGGTGCTGATTCAATTAACGAATTTATTGCTTGGTCAGTTTTGTTAATGAAACTAAAATTTGTTGAAATTACAGGTGTTTGTGTTAATGTGGTAACTTGCCATTCACTTCCGTCACCACTTGAAGTAGATCCTTCTCCAACAGAAAACCCAAAACTTTTTATATCACCTACAGTAGTGCCGCTTCTGGCTTTTAGTTGGATATATTGACCATTGCTGATATTTCCTGTATTTGAAGCAAAAGTAGCACCAGATAATACATTAAATCCATTTGCATCTGTTGTTGTAGTATTAGTGGAAGAAATTCCAACAAAAGAATCAGTGCCAAAAACTTGTGTACTAACTGGAGATGAAGATAATCCTAATATTTGTACAACATTACTGTAAATATATGTATTGAGCGGTTGCCTTATTAGGTTGGCAAAACTAGGGAATGGATTCGGCAAAGTCCGAAGCCTAAGTTTTGTTGTTATTCCCCATCTCGCACTTGCATTTCCAATAACTAATAATGCGCTAACACTGCTTCCATTTAAAGGAGAAGATTTAACTCTTATTTTAATTACATCAGCATTTTTAACTTTTGTGCTAGTACCAGGTATAAACCAAGTGCCATTACCATTAATTTCTAAAGCATAGTCAGAAACTGTAGCATTAGGAATATTAGCCGTAAAATATACTGGGGCTTCTATTCCCGTCGATAATCCAGATATAGTAACTGTTTGCTCTGATGTTCTTGATCCATCTGCATATGTATATAACGTATTTAATTCTGCATTATTAACATCAATAAAGTAAAATGGATCTGGACTTTGATCTGCAACTATTGTTCTTAATGTCCACGTTACATTAGTTTGTCCAATTTTTATAGTAACGGTATCTGCTTTGTCGAAATCATTAGGTGCTGTATATTTAAACCGAATAGTATCGTTTTTTTGTACTTTTACAGCTGTTGTAGAATATGGCATCCCAAGTTTAATAAAATATAATTTCTATCATATATTTATATGCTAAGGACTCTGGCGTATATCCAACCAATTACCACCATTGATACTTATTTGAATTGGAGCATTTGCTGTTATTTCTACTGGTATATCTACTCCTAAAATTGTTAAAATAGGTATAGGAATTAGACCTAGTGGATCTGGCGTTATAACATTGATTTGATTTGGAGTTAACCCCACACTCGATGGAATATCAAAAAGATCAGGTTGCTCATCAATGATTACATTAATTGGTTTTGTTATCGCAGCAGGACCTCCAGATCCAACT